GGTAAAGTACCTATTCAAGAACTAACATCTTCTAGTGGCCAAAGTAAGATACAAAGTTTAATACAGACTTATCAGTATTATTTACAAATGATAAGAGATGTAACTGGGCTTAATGAGGCTAGAGACGGAAGCGATCAAGATAAAAACGCGCTAGTTGGGTTACAAAAAATGGCTGCTAACGCGTCCAACACTGCAACAAGACATATATTAGAGTCTAGTATGTGGTTAACACTTAGAACATGTGAGAACATATCTCTTAAAATAGCTGATTCGTTGAATTATCCTTTAACGTTAAATTCACTTAAAAGTTCTATATCAACTTACAATGTTGGAACACTACAGGAAATTCAAAACTTAAATATACATGATTTTGGTATATACTTAGAGCTTGAGCCTGAAGATGAAGAAAAAGCACAGCTAGAGCAAAACATTCAAATGGCCTTACAACAAGGTGGTATTGATTTAGAAGATGCAATAGACATACGCCAAATACCTAATTTAAAACTAGCTAATAACGTATTAAAACAAAGACGTAGAAAAAGACAGGCTCAAGAGCAACAAAACCAACAAGCTAATATACAGGCTCAGGCAGATGCTCAAGCTAGTTCAGCTGAAAAGGTTGCAATGTCTGAAGTACAAAAACAGGAAGCTATATCTGGTTCTAAAGTTCAGTACGAACAAGCTGTTAATCAGTTTGAGATACAGAGAATGCAAATAGCTTCTCAATTAAAGCAACAAGAAATGGAATTTCAACATCAGTTTGACATGCAGTTAAAAGGTATGGAAGTTGAAGCGATGAAAACTAAAGAGGCTTCTATTGAAGATCGTAAGGACAAACGTAGCAAAATGGAGGCTACACAGCAAAGTGAGTTAATAAGCCAAAGACAAAATGATTTATTACCTAAAAACTTTGAAGATCAAAATACATCGGCAGTAATGCCACAAGTATAAATTTTATTAATTATTTAATTATATTATATTATGTCAGAAGAAACAAAAACAAATGAACCTGTTAAGCAGGAAGGAGACTTTAAAATGAAGTCTAAAAAACCTAAGAAATTTCAAAACAAAGAAGAAATTATTAAGGTTGATTTATCAAGTGATCCTAATTTAAAAACAGAAGAGCCTATAAAAGTAGACTTAACTAAAAAACCAGAAACAGATGCCATTCAAGTCGGAGAAACAGAGAAGGTGGATGTGGGCGAACAAGCCGGAGATGGCGAGATCGTGGACATTGGAGGAGACAAACCAGTTGAAGAGTCCAACCCGATTATTGAAGAAATTCAAGAGGTGGGAGAAAAACCACTACCAAAACTAGAAACAAAAGAACCAGTTGTTAAACAAACTAATATTGATCTACCTGAAAACGTAGAAAAATTAGTTCAGTTTATGAGAGAAACTGGTGGTACTATAGATGATTATACTAGACTTAACGCTGATTACACAAACGTTGACGAAGATACTTTATTAAAAGAGTACTATAAAAATACCAAACCTCATTTAACATCAGAAGATCTTACATTTGTAATGGAAGAAAACTTCTCATATGACGAGGATATGGACGAGGAGCGAGAAATCCGAAAAAAGAAACTCGCAAAAAAAGAAGAAGTTGCAAAAGCCAAAGGCTATTTGGACGGTTTGAAAGATAAATACTACCAGGAAATCAAGTTGAGACCTGGTGTTACTCAAGACCAACAAAAAGCAGTTGAATTTTTCGACCGATACAACAAGGACAAAGAAGTAGCCGCACAACAACACGAAAAGTTTATTGACGACACTAAAAGTTTATTCTCTGATGATTTCAAAGGTTTTGATTTCGAAGTTGGAGAAAAGAAATTTAGATACAGAGTTAAAGACCCAAACGCTATTGCAGAAAACCAATCAAACATTAACACCTTCGTCGAGAAGTTCTTAGACACTGAAGGTAATGTTAAAGATACGAAAGGTTATCACAAGGCTATGTACGCTGCTCAAAATGTAGACAGTATTGTAAAACACTTTTATGAACAAGGTAAAACTGATGGGATTAAAAACGTTATGCAAAGCTCTAAAAACCCAACACTAGATGCTCCGCGTCAAGTAGCAGGTGAAGGAGTTTCCATAGGCGGTTTTAAAGTACGAGCTATAAATGGAGTAGATTCGTCTAAGTTAAAAATAAAAACAAATAAATTTAACAATTAAAAACTAAAAAAAAATGGGTGTATTAAGTCCTCAATTTGGAAGCTTAGTACCATCATCAACTACACAAACTCTAGTAAGCAATTACTTGAATTTTAACAATGGTGGTGGGAATGACTTCGCACAACAATATCTACCAGAAATATATGAAGCAGAGGTAGAGCGTTATGGAAACAGAACGTTAGCTGGCTTTTTAAGAATGGTTGGCGCTGAAATGCCAATGTCTTCTGATCAAGTAATTTGGTCTGAACAAAATAGATTACACATATCTTACGATAACGTCGCATGTAGCGCTGTTGGAGCAGGTGGAGGTAATGTTTTAACTATTCCATTAGGAGCGGGAGTTGTAAATACAATTTTCCCTAATATGACTGTAGTTATAATGGATCCAGCTAACCCTGCATTCACTGTAAAAGCGATCGTTACTGCTACTGGTGCAATTGCTAATCCAGCTACTGGCGCTGTAACTGTAGTACCTTATACAAGAGCTGCTGTAAATGCTGGCGCTGCTGGTTTAGCAGGTTTGAAAGTATTTGTATATGGTTCTGAATTTGCAAAAGGTTCTACATTAGGAACTGCTACTGGTCAATCTATTCAACCAGTTCTAACAACATTTAGTAACAAACCAATCATAATCAGAGACAGATACGCTGTTGCGGGATCTGATACTGCTCAAATCGGTTGGGTTGAAGTTGCTGGTGAAGATGGAACTTCTGGATACTTATGGTATCTAAAAGCTGAAGGTGAAACTAGAATGAGATTCGAAGATTACTTAGAGATGGCAATGATTGAAGGTGAGTTAGCTTCGGCTGCACAAGCTACAGCAATTATAGCTGCTGCTCCTTCGTTTGCTGGATTACCAGCTGCGGGTATTGCAGGATCTATAGGTACTGAAGGTTTGTTCTCTGCTATTAATAATGGTGGTAATGTACTTTCTGGTTATGCTGGATCTTTACAGGATTTTGATTCTGTATTAGAAAATTTAGATTCTCAAGGAGCTATTGAAGAAAACATGCTTTTCTTAGATAGAAAAACTGAGTTACTATTTGATAACATGTTAGCACAACAAAACTCTTACGGAGCTGGAGGTACATCTTACGGTGTATTTGAAAACTCTGAAGATATGGCGTTGAATTTAGGTTTCTCTGGATTTAGAAGAGGTTCTTATGATTTCTACAAGACTTCATGGAAATACTTAAATGATGCTTCTACAAGAGGTGGTTCTTCAAATTTTGTTAACGGTGACAATATCGATGGTGTTTTAGTTCCTGCTGGAACTTCTACAGTATACGATCAGTTACTAGGAACAAACATCAGAAGACCTTTCTTACATGTAAGATATAGAGCTTCTCAAGCAGATGATAGAAGAATGAAATCATGGCTAACAGGTTCTGTTGGTGGTGCTAGTACTTCTACTTTAGATGCAATGGAGGTTAACTTCTTATCTGAAAGATGTCTATGTGTTCAAGCTAGAAATAATTTCGTATTATTTACAGCTTAATATTAATGTAATGCTTACCCTCGTTGTATTAACGGGGGTAATTATTACTCTTATAAACTATTTAATTATATTATATCATGTCAAAAACAAAAACAAAAGAGGCTCAAGTAGAAAATACTTGGGAAATAAAAGATAGAACTTACTTCTTAACAGGAGATAGAGAACCTTTAACATTTACATTAAAATCAAGACACACGGAAAAATACCCGTTACTATATTTTGATGAAACAATAAACGAACAAAGAGCATTAAGATATGCTACTAACCAAAGTTCTCCATTTGCAGATGAGCAAAAAGGAGAGGTTACGTTGAAACACATAATGTTTAAAGACGGAACTTTAGTTGTTCCAAAGCAAAATCAAGCTTTACAAAAATTATTATCATTGTATCATCCAGATTTAAATGGAAGATACGCAGAATTACAACCACAATTAATAGCTCAAGATGATCTAATAGATTTAGAGTTAGAAATATTAGCTTTAAACGCTGCCAAAAATATGGACGTAGAACAAGGAGAAGCTATAATGAGAGTGGAAGTTGGAAGTAAAGTCAATGACCTTTCTTCTAAAGAATTAAAAAGAGATTTGATAATGTTTGCTAAAAGAAATCCAAAATTATTTATTGCGTTAGCTAAAGATGACAACGTGATGCTAAGAAGCTTTGGTATTAGAGCAACAGAACAAGGTATTTTAGAACTATCTGGTGATCAAAGAAATTTCTTATTTGGTTCTAATAAACGTAAGCTTATGACAATACCATTTGATGAAAACCCATACTCAGCATTAGCTGCTTGGTTTAAAACAGATGAAGGAGTTGAAGTTTACAGAACAATAGAGAAAAAACTCTACTAAACATGTAATACTAATATAGGGCTCGTTCACTCGGGCCCAATATTATAATAAAAATACACAAATGGCAATAAACGTAGACACTGTATATAAAACAGTCTTATTAATCTTAAATCAACAACAAAGAGGATATATGACGCCTGATGAATTCAACAGGGTTGGAACTCAAGTGCAGTTAAACATATTCGAAAAATATGCTGATGATTTAAATCAACAGTATCGTATGCCACAAAATGATACTGAATACGCTAATCGCGTTAAAAATATTGAAGATAATTTACAATTCTTCCAAAAAACAGGTACTACAACTTACGTAGGACCTCATTTTACTTTAGTACCTAACGGCACAGATACTATATATAGATTAGGATCTATAATATACCAAGGTACCGAGCTAACTCAATATGCTCAAAGAAATGAATTGATACAAATTCTAAAATCTCCCTTAACACAACCTACTACAAGTTTTCCCATATATTTATATGAGAATGATTTATTATATGTTTACCCAACTACTATAATAAACAATCCTGGTGGAATTGTAACGTTTTCTTATTTAAAGACACCTGCGGATGTTAACTGGGGATATGTTCAAGGCACGCTTGGTCAATATTTATTTGATAACGTTCCTGGTAACTTTACTAATTTTGAACTAAGTATCACAGAACAAACAAATGTTGTAACACGAATATTAGCTTATGCTGGTGTTATAATAAACGACCCTACTATAATACAAGTAGCTTCGCAACAAATACAAGCAGAAGAACAAAACTCTAAAATGTAAAAAATGGCAAGACCTGACGGAGGATTAATCCAAGAAACTAACTTACAATATTACGCGGGCGCGCAGATTATATATACTCCAGTTGCAACAGCTGCATATACATTTACTTTTAATACTAATTTAGTTTTAGGTAGCGCTACTAGTTGGAATCCAGCTGACCCAGATTATACTTTAAATAACTTTTTACTATACACAAGTGTAAATGGAATCGCGTGGACGCCTTACATAACTACTTTTACTTTATTAAACGACGTAGTGACACTAGGTAACCAACAAGCAATAGGTACTTACGTTAAGGTTCAGTTAAAAGCTGATGCTGTAGCAAACAACTATGGCGGTTATGAGTACACTAAATTAAATGATATTATAAACAACTTTATGGTTGGGTACGTTGGTGAAGACAAACTTATACCAAACGTAAAAAGAACTGATGTTATATTTCACGCTAAGCGTGGTTTACAAGAATTTAGTTTTGATACTTTAAAAAGTATTAAATCACAAGAATTATCAGTACCACCAAGTTTATCAGTTACTATTCCTCAAGATTACGTAAACTATGTTAAACTATCGTGGGTTGATGGCTCTGGTATTAAACACACTATATATCCTACTCAACTAACTAGTAGTCCTTCAAACGCTCCAATACAAGATTCTCTTGGTAATATAATACAAGATAACTTTAGCGAAAATATTGATGGTACATCAGTTACTAACGAAAGATGGGAATCAAATAACCCAAACAATATAACAGGCCTAGGACTTTTTAATTCTTCCGGCCCAGAAGCTTTCATGAATGATTGGTGGGGAGAATCAGCTTGGGGATTTAGCGGTTACCCAGGACAAAGATATGGAGGTGATCCAGTTAACATGCAAAACAATGGTTGGTTTAATGTTGATTACGCTAGAGGTATGTTTAACTTCTCTAGTGATTTAACTGGAAAGTTAATAATGCTAGAATATATATCTGATGGATTAGCTTATGATTTAGATACTAAAGTACCTAAAATGGCAGAGGACGCAATGTATGCTCATTTAAACCACGCTATTTTATCTACTAGAGCCAACGTACAGGAATACATCGTACAGAGATACAAGCAAGAAAGATATGCTAAACTAAGAAATGCTAAAATAAGATTATCTAATATAAAACTAGACGAGATAGTTCAAGTAATGAGAGGTAAGTCTAAATGGATTAAACACTAATACATGGCAGAAATAAAAAATACCTTTTTAAAAGGTAAAATGAACCAAGATATTGACTCTCGATTATTGCCCAATGGTGAATATCGAGAAGCTATAAACTTAATGATTAGTAGATCTGAGGGTTCAACTGTTGGTGAATTTGAAAACCTATTAGGAAATACTTCTATATCTACTTTAAACGAAGATAATTCTGTTATAATTGGTCATTATGTAAACGAAACAACCAACAAGGTTTATTTATTTGCAACAAATTATAACAATGCTGATGGTGTTCGATCTACGTCTTCTGATAATTTTATATATGAATTAAGTCTTGATTCTTCTTTAACTAAAAAGACCCTAGTTACTGGTGGTTTTTTAAACTTTAATAAATCATTCCCTATAATTGGCGTAAATCTAGTAGAAGATTTATTGTTCTTTACTGATAATCTAAATCAACCAAGAAAAATAAACATAACTACAGCCAATCCTTCAAATATAGTTAACCCAACTCATTACGAAAATGAAGATCAAATATCTGTAGCTAAGTACGCTCCATGTGAACCTATATTGGTTTTTGATAGGGTCGGCGTTACACTAACTGCTTTAGCTGATGGGACTACTAATGTTATAAATGTAGATACTGTAACTGGTTTAAAAATAGGTGATTTTGTTTCTCCTTTTGAAACTTTAAATCCAGCAGGTTTTCCAACTCCATTAACCCAGTGGAATAAAGTTAGTTATATCGTAGCAATAAATAGCCTCGTTTTAACTTTGTCAGAGCCTATGACCGCGCCAGACGCGTTTAAGTTAGTTTGCCAGAGGCCAACAATGACCAATAAAACATTGCAGCTTTTGTCAAACGGAATAACAACCACAGTCACTGTAGCTGCTGGAATTTACAGCATTCTTGTTACAGCAACTAACGGCTCTCCAGATATTATACCTAGAGTAGGTGATATAGTAACCGGGACAACTATAGGCTCAGCAAACACCACTATAGCTTCTGCCGTAGCAAGTTTTGCTCCAACTAACTCAAGTGGTCAAGATTTTACAAAATGGACTTTAACTTTTTCTAAAACAGTAACCTCAGCAACTGGTGACACGATAAACATATCTGTTAATCAAAACTATGATTCTGCTTGGCAAGGTGATGCTAATTTTTTAGAAGATAAATTTGTAAGATTTAGCTATAGGTTTAAGTTTGAAGATAACGAGTATTCTTTAATGGCTCCTTTTTCTCAACCTATGTTTATACCAAAACAATTTAGCAAGTTTGGTGGTGGTCAAGAATCCGACACAGTAGACATGGACAATGCCTACAAGTCAACTATATTAAATTGGTTTGAAAACAGTGTAGAAAATATTATATTAAAAACGCCAATGCCATACTCTACGCCGGCATTAAATTCTTCTAACTTACTTATAACAGATATTGACTTACTCTATAAAGAGTCAGATGCTTTAGCTGTTAAAGTTTTAGATACGGTAGATATCTCTACTTTACCAAACCCTACAACAAATTTTCCAGGTATACTATGGGATGATGAAATTCATGGTGCTTCAACAACTTATTATTACGCTTACGACTACGCTTCAAGCAAACCTTATAAAACACTACCATCAAATCAAACAACAAGAGTTTATGATAAAGTTCCAATAAAAGCTTTAGCACAAGAACTTATAGGAAACAGAGTTGTTTACGGTAATTATGTAGACAAACATAGTAGTCCTGCTTCTATAGATTTTAGCGCAGCGGTTGTTAATAAAAAACCTTACAAAAATAACTTTGTTCAATACCCTTATCACAACTTGAAACAAAACAGAACTTATCAAGTTGGTTTTGTGTTATCAGATAGATACGGAAGACAGTCAGATGTTGTTCTTTCTTCTTATGATAATCTTGATGGAACTAGTGGTTCTACTGTTTTTTCTCCATACAATAGTTATGGTGATCAAATAGATAATCCTATTATAGATTGGCTTGGAGATTCTTTAAACGTTACTATAGATACAGTAATAGGAACAGGTACTTCACCTGGTGACCCAGGCGTGTGGAATGCTACAACTAATCCTTTAGGTTGGTATTCGTATAAAATAGTTGTTAAACAACAACAACAAGAGTATTACAATGTTTATTTACCAGGTTTTGTAAACGGCTTACCTGTTACAAGTAATGAAGATGAGAATAAAGCTTCTTTTTCAGTATTGCTTAGTGACAATATAAATAAAGTTCCTAGAAACTTACAAGAAGTAGGACCAACAGATAGAGAATACAGTAGTAGTGAATTACTATATATTAGAGTCAATAACCCAAATATAAATAACAAGCTAAACAGGCCTTATGGATACCCTAGAAAAGAT